GTTATTACTTCTGCATCTGTAGCAATTTCAATAATACCTTTTGCAGATGTTGATGCTTCTGCTACCTGTGCTTTTAAGCCATTAGCATTTTGAGAAAGTGTAACATTACCAGCATTTGCGCCACTAGCAAGATTTAATTCAACTTTGCCAGCATCATCGCCTGTTAATTCTTTTACACCATTTTGGAAAGTATATACTTTTCCTTGACTTGTTGCATCTACCCAAGATGTACCGTTGTAAATAAGCCATGTTTTGTTTGCCGTATTCCAATAGTGCTGACCTTCAACCGGTGCGGAAGGTGCTAACGCAAGATTGTGTTCAACGGCGTTTTGAATTTCATTTTGATTTAAGTTTAAATCTGATAATACTTGTTTTGCCATTATAAATTTACTCCCTAATTTAAAATTGCTTTACCCTTAAAAGGTGCTTTCATTGTAATTATGCAAGTATTAGTATCAATATGAGTAATTTCACATACTACTTCTGTACCAGCACTATCTACAACTGTCGCCGTTGGGTATTTGCCTAAATTGTGATTAATTATCCATTCAGCAGAAGATTCATTTTGTTCATGAACAAAGTTTTTATCTTTATATTTTTCTATTTGTTCAATGGTTTGTTCTATGACATCTTCTATTTGTTCAATTGCAGTTTCTAATTGTTCTGCATATTGTTCGGCTAAATCAGCAGATTCTTTGGCTTTTTCTGCCCAAGATTTTGCTTGATTAGCATTTATACTCCCTCTGGTTTGTTGGCAATCAGAGTAAACCCTAATACCAACTTTATCATGATTATACATTCGTTGCATCTACAATACCCTCAACTATTTTAGGATAAACGTAGAGTCTATTCCATTTTCCAAAATAGCCACCATCGCAACAGCGACATTCTCCAACATGCAATGTATCTTCAAGTCCTGTTTCGGGGTCGCATAATTTAACTCCCCAATAAAACATAGAGCATTGACGGTTTATAGGTACTTCAAGTTTTTCAGACATTGCTTTTGTGATTTCAAATTCAACTTCATCTAAACCTTCACTATCTATTTTTAATTCGTCAAATATTAATTCTCTAGTTTCTGGATTTCTGATGGCTAAATATACTTCATAACTTTTATCGGTAGGTATGCCATCTACGACAATACTGCCGGTGTCGCCCTGTATAATTTTTAAAACGCCATTTTTGGTAACTTCAATTGACATACTTATCCTCTTGTTCTAAATATATTATAGAAATTTTTTGAGATTTCGTAAACTAATTATCCCAAATTTATTTCTCCAATATTTAATGATGTATCAACTGCCAACATTTCTGCTATTGCCTGTCCTTTAAAATTAGCAATCCAAGTAGATGTATTTAATTGTTTAACAGTTGCTTGTTGTAGTATAGTGGTGTACTTATCTTCAACACCGAAACAATCCGTATCTATCATTTTTGTAGCAAAGTTTTTAATTGCTATAAATTGTTCTCTTGTAAAATTCAAGAATGTTGGTTTGCCTTCTAAATCATAACATTTCCAATGATTTATAACTTCAATTTCTGGATTACTAACAACGTCTAAATATTTTGTCGTTGTCATTAGAATAGATGTTGCGTTTGTTTCAAAAATATAACTACTATTAAGTGTTACACCACCATAAGCGACTTTTGCTTTTAATTGATATAATTGTTCTTGTAATTCTTTTGCAATTTTAACTGCATTTAATTCTTTTTCTTTATCAGTTCCGGTAATATCAACTAATTGACCTTCAATAACATAGGCTTTATCTCTATCAACTATTGCATCATTTTCTTGTTCTGTAACTGTAATATAAGGTTCTGCAACATCAAGATGTTCTGGGTATGCACCTATTACTTTGCCGGTTTCTGCATTATATCTAACTTTAATCATTATGCTTGTACCTCATTTTGTTGTCTATAATCTTCTAAAGCCTGTGTAGGATTATCAATAATTTCTTCTGCTTCTTCTACAGTAAATCCTAAACGGAATAATTTTGCATACTCATCTTCTTTTAATTCTAATTGAAGAATATCATTATCTGATTCTTGTATCATGTGAGTTTCATCATCAATACCATCTTCTTTTTTTGCTAAAACTGCTACTATTTGCCAAGTATATCTGTCATCTAACAAATCTTGTAATGTTGCAATGGCAGACACCATATCCTCATACAAATAGTTGAAAAAATCTGCTTTTGTGTTTAAGTAATATACCATGTCTAATCTCCACTTATGTTAAAGTATAATAATTATTTTGTTTTATAATAACAGCACAAAAAGGTAATTTGCTTTTATATTTCATTATTTGTCTTTCTAATACTTGTGAAGTAGTAAAAAATATTTTGTACTGTGGAATATCGTCAATATATTCAGTTATAACTTGTATTTTATTATAAGTTTCACCTTTCTTAACTTTACTAGGTTCTTTTTTAATTCCTGTAATAAGAACTTCCTTATTTAAAATTTCATCAATTTTAATTTTGTCGCCTTTTAAGAACTCGTCATTTTCAAATTCGCAATACTTTGGGTAATCTTGAAACATCGTTTAACTTCTCTTATCCTATTTTCTAAATTGATATGCTTTCTAAAGTTATGACTATTCGCCCATCGTGTATATCCTTCAACGGAAGATAAGTGAGATAGCATTTTTTCGGGATGAATATGACCTTTATCATATTCTTTATATAATTTCTTTAATCGGCGGATTATTCCTCTTGCTGTTCGTTTTCTTAAAAGAATATATCCTTTAAAATAACGATACCCAAGAAAATCCACTCCTCTTGAAACATGAAACAAATCACATTTACTCATCATTAAATGTAATTTTGTATCTAAAAATTCTTCTATTCGTTTTGCAAAATCACGAAGTTGTTTTTTATCATTGCTAAACACTAAAAAATCATCACAATATCTGATATAATCTTTAGCCTTTAATTCTTGTTTAATAAAATAATCTAATTGTGTTAAATAAATATTGCCAAACCATTGACTTGTTAAATTGCCTATTGGACAATTAGTTTCGCCTTCAAATGAATAAATAATATCCTTTATTAACCATAAAACATTTTTATCTTTAATTTTTCTTTCTATTAGATTATATAAAACTTGATGATTTATGCTAGGATAAAATTTTTTAATATCCATTTTTAAGCAATATTTATTTCTTTGAGCATAACTATTGGCTCTAACTAATCCTGCATGTAATCCTCTATTTGGTATGCAGGCGTATGTATCTTTTATAAAAGTTCTATGAAAGATAGGTGCTATTACATTCATTAAAGCATGTTGTAATATTCTATCTGGAAAAAATGGTAATATATAAATTACTCTCTTTTTAGGTTCATAAATTATTCTTGTATTATAATTTGCTGTTGTAAAATTATGATTTATTAAATCTTGTTGTAATTTTTTTAAATTACCTTCAACATCTTTTTCAAATCGTTTAACAGATTCTAAATTTCCTCTGCCTTCTCTTGCTTTTGTATAGGCTAAATAAAGATTTTCATAAGAAATTAATCTTTGCCATAAATTTCCATATCGTTTCATTTGGTAATGTTTCTTCTAATATTATTATACGAAAAATTACAAAAATAATAAACACCCTCACTTTCGCTAATGAAATCAACTACTAGCGAAGGTGTTTTAATTGCTTTGTATTTTGCTTATTCAATCTTTCAGAATAAACAGGGTTATGGATTCAGCCTGCATATATTACATACACCCTAGCAATTACAGGATGCGAATATAAATAATATTCAAGTAATATTACAATCTCACGCCACGACAACCGTTGTTGGCATTCACGTTAGAACGAGTATTATTCGCATTACGAGAACGAGAACCGCAGTTAGTGGAGTTATTCCAATTACCGCCTGCTTTCAGGATAATAACCCATAACCTTTTCTCACCCATCATGCACTCTTTGAAATCAAACTTCCACAAAATTATTTTACAACGGTTTTATGGAAGTGAGATTATTCAAAGAGTTTAGACAGGGTATAGCGAGAAGTGGGTAATCTTTTGGGTAATCTATTCACTATATATTATATGTTTATTAATTATACACTTTCCGATTTGCGGTGTGGCAAGCCACACATACGAGTAGCGCTGTGCGACCTTCGTTTTGTTCGTAGCAACGAGAAGTCGGAACATCGTGTTAGACGAGGAGATACGCCCCTTTATCGTCTAAAACCCTCGCTACGCTTGGGTTTCCGTCTTATCTGGAAAATTTCGGCAGGCTCACGCCACGACAACCGACGTCGGCATTCACGTAAGAACGAGTACAAGCCGCAGCACGAGAACGAGAACCGCAGTAAGTGGAGCAACCCCAATAACCGCCCGCTATCAGGATATATGGCATACCATAGGATTGACCTCTAGTTCCTTCATCACCATAGCCATTCCAACTGCTACCACCAGCAGGAGCAATTTCGTCAAGCCATTGCCATATCAAACCACAGCATTCTTCAACGAAATAGCCAGAAATCATACGTTTACCAGCAGTATCTAAATGTCCGCCAGCCGTAAATGGATTTGGTTGTGCCGAGCCAGCAACGGCAGTTTTTTGGTTGCTACCTTCTGCAAAAATCATAAATTCTACATCTCTTGCAGGGCGTTTTCCAACTAATTGCAAATCCCATTGATGTTGAATTGGGGTACGAATATTCGTCATGGTAGCACCATAAGCAGAAGCCGTAGAAGTTCCTGTACCGGATTGTAGATAAATATCTACCCATAAATCAAGTAAATCAACGTAAACCATGCCGGCAGGATTACACATTGGTCTATGTAGCCGAATAACCAATTGCCGGATGCGAACTCCATAACGAAGGTGCTGATGTAGGTAATGCTGGAGCATTTGAACTTGTAACAGAAACACATAATGTATGGAATCCACCAATGCAGTATGCAGTATTACTATTATATCCATACGGATATGTAGCATTAAGTGATACTACAATATCATATTTGTTTAAATTTGCAGTTTCTACCAAATAAACATAATAGTCTTTTCCTGCCGTAAAGCCAGACCCCTGGTCTAATTTTGCTGTTGCAGAAAATTCTAAATCTGTCGGATTATAATATGTTCTTTCGTAACCGTTTAATTTGAATTTAAGATATGTATCACCTTTTAAGATTAAAGATGTATGTGTACTACCAGGTTTTAAAAATTGCTCACGATAACAATTTAATTTTAATAAATTTTTATGTGCAATTACTATGTCTGTTAAAGGATTTATTAATCTAGGTAGATAAAACTGTTCATTAGTTGTGTCAATTATATAATATTCTGAATAACCAATTAAAGCATAAATATTATCAACAATTGGTTTATTTGCTATATCTGTAATTTTAGTGCCATGTGATGTATATTTATAAGAAATTGAATAAGCACCAATTGTATCTGTTCTAGTTTCTGTTGTAGAATTATATTCTGCTAATAATTGCGCATATCCTGTGGCATCATTTAATGCGGTTGCGCCAATTGTAAACATATTTGATAATGCAAGTTTATTATTACCGTCAGTATTAAGTAATGCTAATGTTGATAAGTTATTATATGCAGTATCGTAATTGGATTTTAATGTATCTGTTAAGTTGTTTTTGGAAAATCCTAAACCATCTGTTAATGTACTAATGTTATCAACCGTAAATTGTGATAACTGTGTAACCGTAATCTTTTTATCATCCGATGAATCAGAAATATCGGTGATTGGCAATATGTCGTTGCTTGCTACGGTTGAAATTTGTGCTTTGTCATTAAATCTAACCATTATAAAAATCTCACTCCATTATTAGTGCCTGTCGTACTTTCTTTTAAAGAGTCGTTGATTAATAACTCCCCTGTCGTATTATTTCTTAAATAAAAATTATATATTGAACCGGAATTAAAATATTCACCTTCGGAAGTTCCTAAAAATATTTTCATTCCTTCCCCTGCTGATACACTATGTTGTCTAGTATCTGTATCTACTACATTACCATTTATCAATAAACTCCAAACATTACCAACTCTTTTAATTGTAACAGCAGTATTTTCATTTACTGTTAATGAACCACCCATTAAAACAACGTCTGCATCTGCATCCGCATATCTATTTCCTAATCCATCATAATAATATGTTAAACCTATATCATTATCGGTATAAACATTAGGCTCTGTTTTAAACACAATACCGTCTAATGGATTGTAATAACATTTAACAGATACAAATTCGCTTGCAAATGTTGTGTTTTGTGAAAATATTGGAATTATTGTATCGTCTGACGTATTGGTAAATACATCGGGTTGTATATTAAAACTTAATTCAAAATCATCATCTGCTGGAATGACTTGATTATAAGTTATAAACGCATTATTTTTAAATAAATTATAAAATTTGTGAAAAGTAACTTGATTTAAGGCTACTCCTGCCGGAAGTGCATTTTTTATAATTGCATGAGCATCTAATGTTTCTAAAAGTGATGCTCCGTAAAGTCTGATATATTCAATTCCTGCTGGATAATTTTCACCTATACGAACTAATTTTGCATTAAATAATAGTTTACATGCTTCAATTAATTCATCTAGCGAAGTATCGGTATTGTTTTGAATTATCTTTGCTTTAATTGCATTTCTAAAACTTGCATCGGTTCTTGCTACTTTTGTACTTCGTAAAGAACTTGTACCTTTAAACTTACCAGCACCAAAGCCTTCTGGTGTTGTACCACCAAACGTAAAGGCATCTACAGGTGTTGGTGTATAAACCCTGTTTTGTCCTACTTTTTTTCCAATATAATCTAGCCAAGTTCCATTTGCAGTTGTATAATCTAGGTTATATAACAATTGCCAAGCAATATTTTCAATAATTTGGTATCTATCACCGGATTGTTTGGCTAGTCTATATAATTCTGGAAATTGTAATAAATAAGGTATCATGTCAGATAAAGCAAGTTCATTATGATTATCTATCTGAATCATTATTATTTCCTTATTATGAATTTTGTGTTATTGTGATATTTTCTGTACTTAATATAGCCAATTCCCTTTTGCCGATTGTTATATAATCTGCCCAAGTAGAATCTGTATGCTTTTTAATTTTAAATGCTGTTACGTTCTTAATTTCTGGATGAGCATTTAAAACATAATATAAATTATAAGCATAAATGCTATCGCCTACATTATATAAATCTTCAAAGGCTTCATATAATTCTGCTCTTAAATCTTCTTTCCATTCTTCTGTTTGAACAGTATCAGAAATAAACTCAATTAAATAATCAACTTGAATTTCACTAGGTCTTGTAAAGCCAATTGAAAATATATTGCCATCGTCATCCGTTACACTTTTAACAGTTGTACCGTATGCTTGTATTCCTGCTGGTTTTTTACCAAAAATTGCTCTTGCAATTTCATCTTCATCGCCACCCTTAACTACTATTTCAAATGATTTTGGTGGTAATGTATCAACAGTATTCATTGTATCATTTTCATAAGCATTAATATAGGTAACTTCCGAAATCTGTGATACACTTGCTTTTATAGAAGATAATATTGAACTTGCAGTATAAGAAACGGCATCTTCACGTCTTGCTCTTAATTCTTCATCTGTTTCTGTATCACGACCTACTGTAGCCGTTCCTTCTGTGTTATATGCTACAGAAGATATACCCATACTAGGTGTTTTTAGTGAAAAATTAGATGTTGGTAATGCTGTAATTGCTCCGTAACTTGTTGCTTGACAAGTAATATTAACAGTTCCATCTTCTCCAATCGCAAATGCGTTTTGATTTATATAATATTCATCTGTTCTTTCATCAACAATTGTGATTTCACCAGCGTTTTTAGTAGTTCCTGCTGTACCTGTAATAGTTATAGGAATTGTTGATTTTGTTGCGGTATAACGAGAAATATTGTTTAAAGCACATATAAAATCTAGCCATATACCTTCTGCCTGGTCTGGGTCTAATTGCATAGCAATATAAAGTAATAATTCTTGTATTGCTAATTCTCTATCTGCATCAACGGCTTGAAGATTTGCAACGGCAGATTCGCCAGAAATATAAAAATCATCTCCATATAAATCTTTACAAACTTCTTCTCTTTCGGCTAATATTTCTGTCAAAGGTTGAATTATTAAACCATTAGCATCATATTCAATCATTTAATTTATCCCTGTAAAATTTCAATTATATTTTCACTTGTTTCGTATATAGTTCTGACACTTGCATTAATTACAAATATTTGTCTATTTGTAGTATCTTTTTGTCGTTTAATCTGAATATCCGTAACGGCAACAACTCCATCAATGGCTTCTATTTGTTCTTTAATAAATAACTTCATTAAAGTTTCATTATTCCAACTATTTTTATAATTAACTCCGTAATTATCATTTAAGAAAAAATCACCTAAAAAACTTCGTACCCCAACTATAATTTGCTGGTGTATTCTATCTCTATTATCAACAAATTCATTAAGTGCTTTTTTATTTACAAAGTCTAATTTTATATCTTTCAAAACTATACCCTTCTACTTTTGTTATATGCAAAATTTCAAATTTTGTAAACTTTTATTATTAATTCGGTGGAGATGTAGGAGAGCCAAGATTTCCGGTATGCGTATGAGATTTACCAGACTTACCACCGGCTATAAACATCGGTATCACCTGTAATTGTACCAGAAGATGTAAAATCTCCGGTCTGTGTATAACTTCCTGTTTGTGTAATATCACCATTTACTACCAAATTACCATTTAAAGTCATAGTAGGAGTTGATACCACCAATGTATTGTCAGCACCAACAGTAAATGTAAATACGTTATCAGAAGTTGCCATAATAATTTTAGCATTAGAATCAACAGGAATTATTTTACCTAATGGCAAAAATCCATTAGTGAATAAACCATAATTTAAACTATGCCATTCTTCTGTATAATCAAAATCAAAGTTGCCTGTAGTAATTAAATCATCAACAGAACTATCAAAAAATTCTATTGTTCCAATATCACCAATTCTAACAGGAAGTATCATATACGCACTTCCACTATAAATAGGTTGTCTAATCGGAATATTTGGTATAATAGGATAAGGTACTAGATTTCCTGCTTCGTCATAATCATAATCTAAAATTTGTATATCTACTTGATTATTAGCATAATCAACAGCCGTAACTCTTGCTGGTAATTGTACTTTTATTTCCGATTTTAAATCATTTAAACGATTTGCTAATACAGCACCAGGACTCATACTAGCCTTTTCGTATTTTTCTTCATAACTTTTAGGCATATTTTAATTAACCTTTAATACTAATTTTGTTTCATAATCTTTGCCAAAATTATCTATTTTAGATTCAATTTTAACAATAGGATAAATGCCTTCTATATCTTGAAAATCTAATTTGACAAAATTACCAATATTTACAGTAGGTAAAAATGGTGCTTCTATAGATACTTCTTTATTTGCATTAAAATCTGGTCTAGGACAAATACCACCATGAAGATAATATCCATAAACATCCGATTCTGCATTTTTGGCAAAAATATTTATAATATTATTTTCAATTGAACAAACACAATTTCCGGTAGCGCATATTTGTCTTAAAACATTTCCAAGCGTGCCATGTGCTATATATCCTTTAGCAAATGTTTTTTCTACTAATGGTGATATATTGCCGATACCAATTGTAGTTTGTCTTTTAATATA